AGCTGTCCTGGGACCGTGAGATAATCCTGCTCCAGGGAACCCATATAGAGATACAGGGCGCTACCCTTTTAAGTACATATATGGAGGCCCTCCGCAAATTGCACAATTCTTGCAAGCGCGAACTCATCAAGAAGTGGGTCGGGCCCGGATCATCCGTGCTCGACTGCGGGTGCGGCCGCGGCGGCGACTGGCACAAGTGGAGAGCGGTCCGGGCACATGTATCAGCCATCGACCCCGACCCCGCGTCCCTCGCGGAGGCCGCGTCACGGGCCCGTGAAATGAATTTCCCCGTGCGTTTCCTCGGCACGGGTGACATCCGACAGGCCACGGACACGTACGATGTTGTTTGCTACAATTTTTCTTTGCACTATATCGTCGACTCTTTCGACGAGTCGATCGAGGCCCTGACCCGGGCCGTCAAGCCAGGAGGGCTCCTCATCGGCATCACGCCCGAACTCGCGCGGGCCGAGCTGCTCACGGGTGGTGGGCAATTCAAGGACCCTCTAGGGAACACGCTCGAGATCAAGGATGGTAAGTTATGGGTGAGCCTCACGGACGGTCCCTTCTACGCAGAGGGGCCGAAGAGCGAGCCCTTGCTCGATGCAGAGGTTCTTGTGAGTGAACTGGCCACGTGCGGCTTTCGGTGCCTCTCGTGGGCACCCATGCTTCCGGTGCCCAATGGACACGTGTCGGACCTGTACTCGAGCTTTGTGTTCAGGAAAAATTAGTGGCATAGTATCAGTATGGTGGACAGGTGGGTCGTGTGGGCCCTAGGACTGGCCCTCATCATAGTTATAGTCGCGACCAACAAGCCGCCTGACTTGTTGGTCGAGGTGCGTAAACGTTACGAGCGCATAATGCAGGCCCTCCGCGACGACCCCAAGCTGGACCCGCGCTGGGAGCCCGTTAAAAAGCCCGTGATATTGACGGGCATGTGCGGCTGGGACAAGTCAAAGGGAGCCATAGCCTATAACGTGAACAAGGGGTATGAGATTTACCTGTGTCTGACGGGAGAGTCCATCGACGAAAAGAGGATCAACACGGCTACACATGTGCTTATTCACGAACTGTCTCACTCGACGGTTCGGGAATACGAACATTCAGATTCTTTTTGGAAGAATTTTAAAGATTTTCGCAAGTACCTCGCAGAAAAGGGACTCTATACACCGGGTAACGTGGGGCCATTCTGTGGGGAGAATATCAAACCGTGAGTCGGGGTCGCAGACCCCCTTTCACGAATTGCGCCCCAAAGGGCCCTGAAGGACGGAGGCCCTACGGGCCTCTCCCCGCCCTTCAATTCAAAAACCGATGCGCCAGGAAAAACACCAGCGCCGCCAGCACCGCCGTCACGGCCATCGCGCTCGCCGACCCCTCCACCATGTTCGGCATGAACTGCGCCACCTTCTCCTGAATCGGCTTGCTGGTCGCCACGACCGCTGCGATGCCCGCGAGCAGCGCCATGTACTGCTCGGGAGTCAGGCCGAACGGAATCTTGCGGTTGGTTGGCTGCTGCGGCTGCTGCTGAGCCTGGGGCGGCCCCGCGACCGAGCCGAACGCCATATCCTGCATCTGCATGGAGGCCCCCGGGGGAACGACGTCATCCAGAGAAGTCGAGAACTCCGCCATTTGATTTTGACCAATGTTTTTTTCGCCGTTATTCGGCGGGTCATCCAAAAGGCCCGTGGGTATGGACGAGGTGATGTCGGACGAGCCATTCGTGTCGAATGCCTCCATTCTTTACTTGGGCGGGAGTTTCTTTACCGTGACCGCTGACGCGCCCGCCTTGCGAGCGAGGCCCGGGAGGGGCGTCCCCATGTGCTTGGGGTTGTAGTTGCGCTGGTGGAACTGCCAGAATGCAGCCGAGCCGCACCGGAAGTTCTTCCTGAGCGCCGCCTTGTACCAGAACACGCAGTTGGTCACGTCGTTGCTTTTGGACGTGTTGTCCAAGACCAGACACTCGTAGTTCTCCGTGCAGGCGTCCATCACCTGGCAAAACTGGTCAAAGGTGGGAAAGACTCCAAAAAAGGCTTTGTAAAGATTTTCACGATTCTGACGGACGTTGTCACGTAGAACAAAGACATAGTCCACGTTCGTCCGAATCATAGGCGTCATGTCCATGCAGTACTGGGTCGTCATCATGAAGAATATCTTCCAGTGGCGCCCATTCATAAAGAGCTGGCGGATCACCGTGTCGCGCATGAACGACCGATCGTACATGCAGTCGTCCATGAGTATGAAGACGGGCGTGGCCTTTCCGGCCGCCACGTTCCTCTTTTGACGCTCTATGATCTTTTCGATGGCGTCACGGTTATAGTCGCCATATACGAAAAGGTCGGGTATGAACTGCTTGTAGTGGCCATTGCCCTCCTCCGTGCCTGACATGGCGATGCCTGACGGGATCCCGCGCTTGTGCCACAGAACGTCCGTCACGAGCGTCGACTTGCCCGTGCCACGCTTGCCGATGAATACACAAACCTTGTCGTCGGCCATTTTGCTCGGATCAAACTTTTTCAGTTGGATATTCATTCCTGAGAGTATCTGTGAAATTCAGGGGGGTGAAGGAGCGCACGAGACCACTCGGCCCGTAGGGACGAGTGTGATCCTAGGACGTGTAATTAACCTCTAAGAAAAAGCGCCTGCGGCGCTCTATTTTTTCCTTCGAACTTAGTAGGAATGTCCGCAGGGGCTGTACAGCTCGCGGCCATCGGACAACAAGACGCGTACCTCACGGGCGTCCCGGCCGTCTCATACTTCACGGCCGTCTACAGACGCCACACCCCCTTCAGTCTGCAAGCGTTCAACATCCCTTTTCAGGGCCAGCAGATTCAATGGGGTGCTCAATCCGTCTGTCGCATCCCATACAAAGGAGACCTCGTTCGAGGGGCGACCCTGGCCGTCACCCTTCCCGCCCTCGCCCCGACCTCGACCGATTTCTCGTGGCCCATCTCCATCAACCTCCAGAGACCCATCCCATTTCTTTTCGTGAATGGTAACCTAGCCACCGCCCTCCAGGTGAATATCGGCGTGCTCGACACGTACTCTATCTCCACGGCCCTCGGCCCGACCGGCTGGCTCAGCACGTCGCCCCTAGACCCCTTTGTCAGCTACAGCACGACAACGTCTAAATTCGTTTTCAATTGTTCGAGCGTCACCTTGAATGTCGCGGACGCCACGACCATAGGCGTCTTTTGGGGTCTGGATCCACACAATTTCACGAGTCAACCCACGTCCAACACGCTCCAGTGGGACGTGAGCCCTGGATCACCCCATGGCTCGTCGGCCGATTTCACGTGGGCTCAGTCGGGCTGGATCCCCACATCGGTCGCCACGTCCCAAAATCTCACGGATTCCCTCGTCACGAACGTCGCGAGCGCCGTGACCCTCACGTCCGTCACCCCCACATCGCCCGGCTACTTTGCTCAATTTGTGAACCTGAGCCTTTGGCCTATCCCACTAGGCAACACCCCCATCATTTCTTTCACACCCGGGGGGTGCTTCAAGTTTGGCGCGGTCGGCACGTACATCATCGCCGTCACCCTTAACGTCTCCGAGCCCGTCTCGCGCATAGGCATAGGGCACTGGGGTCAGGACGGTCACCCGGCTGGCACGTGGGTCGCGGGAACACCCGGCCCCGGTCAATGGGCCTGGAACGACTACGTCTACTCGTGGCTCGTCATGGCCATGCCTTTGACCCCTCTCGCCATCCTGCCCGTCACCGTCACCAACATCAATCAGTACTACTACATGGACGTCGAGACGCCGGGGGCCACCCCCCTGACCATAGGTGACGGTACGCTCGGCACGGAGATCCAGGTGACCGACGTCAACCAATACTGGTCACTGGCTTCGAATCAGACGCTCGTCAACAAGACTGTGAACCTGGGCCTCAACTGGTCCCAGTCTGGTTTCTTCCCTCAACTCGCCCCCTTGCCAGCCAGTAACGCCTTTACGTTCCTCACGACAGGCATCTACAATATACGCGGGACCATCTCGACGACCGGCTCCAACGTCTTTTCCGTGACGCTCAGCAACGCCACGGTCGCCAACGTCATCACGTGGAACACCACCCAGTCGCGCAGCCCCACCATCAACTTCACCTTGCCCGTCCACATCACGAGTCAGACCGATCAGTACCGCATAAGCGTGGAGACCGACACACCCGCGACCCTCGCACCCGGCGCCACGTGGTTCGTCGTCGAGCAGATTGGCGTGCCGACCGGGACCACCACCCAGCCAAACAGTTTTAAAAAGAACGGTCTGCTTTTCTTGGGGAATGTTTTGTCGACCGTGGGGCAGTCCACCACCCCCTTGGCTACTCAATTGAATTTTTCACAAACTTTTTCTTCAAGAGGCACCTCGCGTCACGTGTCGGTCACACCCGGTGGGAACATCCAGTTCTCAAATGTTGGTGCGTACAAGTTTCAGGCATATTTTGAGACGGCCAACGCATACGTCACCAACCTGGCCATCTTCCAATCCACGAGCGACGCGCGCCCAGCCACACCCGTGTACCAAGTCTCGAGCCCTCTGAGCATCGGCACGATAGGCCCGTATACCATCGACGTGATCGCCCAGTGTAACGACACGTCCAACGTCTTTTTCATGGACGTGACCACCGTCAGCCCCGGTGGAGCCTCCAACGTCACAGCCAACGCGTTCGTCACGGTGGTGGGTGTCACCGCCCCGACCCCAAACACCTTCGAATACGTGGACTCGGTCGGCACGTACATGATCGAGAGCGCCGAGCTCCGTATCGGTGGCCAACTCATACAGACCCTGACAGGCGAGGCGATCGAGATCTATAACGATCTCACGGTCCCACAAGAGAACCAGCCGGGGCTCAAGCTTCTGACTGGCAAGCTCGACACGACGCAGTCCACACAGGACCGAACCTACTACGTCAATTTACCCTTTTTCTTTTACGGAAATTCTGAACTCTCCGTGCCCGTGTGCTCGCTGGCCCGTCAGGACATGGAAATTTACTTTAAATTTCGGGACTTCAAGTCACTTATCTTGACTTCGAGTCAGGTGACCCAACAGACCATCGACGCGTCCGTGATCGTCGAGTACGCCTACTTGTCCAACCCCGAGGTTAACTGGATGAACAGCCACGTGCTCGATTATATAATCCGACAGACACAATACAAGAGTTATAACCTCGGGGAGAGCACGGTCGTCGACCTCGAGTTTCAAGGCCCGGTCCGTGAGATTGCGTTCGTCATACAGGACTCGGCCGCCCCGCCATACTCGTACGTACGGGACCAGGGTATAGGTCTCAGTATGACCTTCAACGGTGAAGATTTCTTGGACCAGGGTACTTCTGACTTTCACTTTATGAACTTGATCGCGCCCCTCGAGCGTCACACGCGCCAACCGGACCGGGTCGTTTACCTCGTGCCCTTTGCCCGTAGGCCCCAGGACCCCCACCCGTCGGGTTCAATCAACATGAGCCGCATCAATCAAAAGAAATTTCAAGTTTTCCTCCCGGGAACCACGTCACTGGCCACTAAACAACTTAGGGTTCTGGCCTCTTCATATAATATACTTCGGGTGTCGGACGGGCTGGCCGGGCTGATGTATGAGTAAGGGGCCAAAGGGACCCGTGGGT